GTACTGGAACGTGTTGTCTGTTATCGTGCCACTCTCCCAATAGTAGTTAGTGCTGTCCCATGTGAAGTCGCCCTCTGCACATCCAACGAAGATACCAGCAAGGTCAGCCATGCCAGACGTCTCAGGGGATCCCTGTATCTTGTAGCTGTTAGTTGTAACGCCGATCAGATCCCAGAGTTGCGGCCACGGCTTTGTGGGTGGCCTCCCAACAAAAGCCCTACCACTACCCCACACCCGCATGAGCTGCATCGAGGTCATGTCAGGCTGCCCACGGCTCAGGGCCTTCAGCAGATCCTGCATGTTATTGTAGCCGCTGGTCTTGATGCTCTTATCGCCGCGCTTCTGCTTTCGGATATCTCGACCGGGGCCTATCATGTAAAGACCTCCTCAAGATTGGCGTAGCCGTAGAGATACGCAGTTTGGCCACCAGCATCTTTTGTCTGGGGAATGTCCCAATAGGGCTGCTCCAGAGCAGTGCCGCTCACGTCTTTGCGGAACACGTTCTGCCAGTCGTTCTCGGCAACAAGCGCGCCCAAATAGTCGTGGCCATTCACGACACGCCAGAGAAACTCGCAGGTGAACACCCATGTCTGATTGCCCCCACTATCGTATTGCGTACCGCCGGATATGCTGTTGAAGAGCACCGAGCCCTTGCGCCAGCCTTCCCATGTATCGTCGTTAACCTTGCCAACGTAAGGCAGAAACTTGTCGGTAATCCATGTGTTCTTCTGAGCCGTCGAATTCTTCTTGATCTGGCGCGTGAAGCTCCCCATTGCGTTCTGTAGGAAGATGGGCTGATTGCACTTGCCCGCCCCGACCTTCCACGTCCACGCCTGCGGGTCGTCAATCGTGATGATCTCGCCGCCGCCCTGGAACTGGCGATCGTCTTCGTCGTAGCCCTCGCCGTCACCGCTACCACTCGACATGCCCGGCGTCTCGTAATTACAGGTCCACTTGTACCGCTTGACCCCACCGTCGAAACTGTGAAACTTCTTGTTGCGGCTCTTGAGTGTGCAGCTCGGATGGTCATTGTCGAACTTCGTGTTTATGGCAGGCAGACTAGCCGTGCCGCCAGCTACCCCGGCAAAGGCGCGGACTCCGGTAACGCCTCCGAATTGTTCATTCAGCGTGTAATCTTCAAGCAGCTCTCTATATCCGGCCATATGTCACCTATGAAAATACTGGGCTTGGTAGTTTGCCTTCTATCTTCTTGAGGAAGTCGTCCATGCTTCTCAGGAGGTCTGTCGCTTCCTTGTCTTGCTCGACGCGAATCACAGCGTTGGCCTCATCTCTGGACAGTGGCTTTCCGCCAGCCGCGCCTGTGGCACTCGCGATGGCAGATTTTTGCGCTTCTCTTACGATGTCGCCGAAGGATTGGAAGACGCCCATGCTCCTCTTCTTGGCCTTTGTGACTTCGTCCTCGGCAGCCACGATCTTGGATGCGGAATCTTCTGCGGCTTTTGTGCGCCGCTCGATATTCGCGTTCATCTTGTCGAGGATTGCAGCGTCTATCTTCTCGGCATCTTTCGCCACTTGCTCAAGGCCCTCAGTAAAACTATGCCATGTGAAGTCGCGTGCGCTGTCGAGTTCTCCAGTAAGCGCGGCTGCAATTCGCTCGCCCGCAATTATGGCATTATCTACGAGGTTCGCCAACTGCCTAGCTTGCACTTCAACTATCATCTTCCACGGAGTCATGATAGCGTTCAGCGCCATCTTCATCGCCGCCTTAAACTCTTCGGCGAACACAATAAAGTCGCCCGCCGCCTTCATCTCTTCGATACGTTTACGTACTGTCTTGAGCTTCTCGCCTATGTCGATCAAGATCTGATCGAAGTTGAACAGGTCGCCGATAGCAAAGGCGATTGCCTCTTTGACGTTGCCCCATTCATAAGTCATAGTCTGCAAGGGCGTTGCCATCTTGCGAGCAGCCCCGCCGAACTCCGACTGCAACTCTTTGAGGATGATGCGCTGTGCATCAACAAGCTTGCCCTGCGCGACAAAGTTCTTTACCTGCTTGATCTGCTCTTCACTGAATGAGACACCTACGCGGCGCATAGCAAGCATGCCCGTCAGCGGGTCATTGAGGGCCTTGCCGAGCTGGATTGCGCCCTGCTTTGCGTCCTGACCAAGCACCGCAGACATATCATAGAGCACCTCAAGTGCTTCCTTGAATACATCGCCCTTGATTTTCTTGAACGTAGCGAGCACGGCCTGTGTGCCCTCGATCACGTTGTCGTCGACCTTGATGATGTCGCCAAGCTGGTCGGCCATTATCTGCATCTGCTTTGTCGTGTACCCGGCAGCGTACCCCGTCGTTCTGAGCACAGCTTCGAGCTTGCGCGTCTCTCGCGTGGCGTTGTCCATCAGCTTGGCAATGCCGCCGAGCCCTTTTGCCGCAAACAAACCCGCGAGGGCAAAAGATGCGAGTCCGACCATTGTGCGGAACCTGGCAACAGCACGGGTCATCATGCCAGCGGTCTTACCAGTGCGAGAGCCCCACGCCGAAACGGCCTTGCGTGATGTGGCAAGATTCTTGGTGAGCTTGTCGTCTTTTGTGCCGATCTCGACGAAGGCATCACCGATCTTTGTGCCCGTGCCCGCTGCCATTATGCACCCTCAGTCTGTTCTGTTTTCAGTTGTTCCAGTCGTTCCATCTCCGGAACCACGATATTGAAATAATCAAACCGCCCTTGGTTGTCAGGGAATCGCTCACTCAAGCTGGCGATTGCCTCTGTAATACATGCTGCCTGCTTATCGCTCTCCTCTGCGTCAACATGAAATGCCAGAGGTTCGGGAGTACCCCCCGAGCCGCCGCCCCCAAAGGCTTCAGTAAATGGGCAACTACTTATCGCCCTGGATGGCATCCAGAACTCAATTTGCCCCGACGTTAGACCGGCAATTACTTCTGGCGTCCAGTGGTACGCTTGCGCGAACGCCCTGTAGAGGTCTGGGCCGGGGCAGATGATTTTCCCGTTATGACCCTCATTGTCGGTTCCATCTCTGCTGGCGTCGCATCAGCAAAGATTAAAGCAGCCTCCTCAAGTGTCAACGCAGGCTGGTCTGTTTGCAGCGCAGTCCACAGAATCGATGCGGCGACCTCGTCAGGCAGTGCGAGCATGAGCTTTCGAGCCTCTGCCGCGAGCTTCTCCCCGCTTGGAATCTTCGCAGTCTCGTCTGTAATGGCTTTCGCCCGATCTGCCTCAGCGAGCCCGTCGCTGATTGCTCGCACCCGCCGCATGCACTGGCGCAGAATATAGTCCTCGGCGCATGCCAGGATCTTGAGCACGCTCAATCGGCGTACCTTGTATTTCTTCCCCGCAACGGTAATCGTAATCGGGGCATTGATTACATCACTCGCGCTCATATCGCCTCCGTTCTGTTGTTTGATTCAATACTACGCCGTGGCCGCCGTGCAGGCTCCTGTCCCCGTGAATGTGTAGCCGTAGCTGGTGATACCATCGACCGTCAGAGCTATGGGCTCGTTGGTGATGATGATCGCCCCGGCGATCGTGGGGTTCGATGTGCCCGCTGTCGCACCGGCCGCAAACGTGGCCGCTGCCTGTGCACCAGTCTTGTTGATAAGCCGAAGCGTTGTGAACGAACCCGACCAGCCGAAGAGTCCTGCAACATACTCTCGATTGCCCGCGCTGTCGAAGCTCGTCGCCTCGACCGCGTCGGTGTTCCGGTCCACACTGAACGCATTGGCCTCCGCTACCGCAGTACCGATTGTGATAACTGCGGCCTTTCCTGTTACCGCTGATGTAACCATGATACGCCTCCCCTTGTTTTCTTGTTTATCAATATCCGTAGATCACTTCATAATCCACAGCGCACATATAGCCTTCATCTAGATCCTTTGTGACGGTGCCAGTAAATTGCCTGATCATCCTGACCATATTCAGATCGTTCCCCTGCGCGTCCTTGTTCATATCAAGCACCCGGTTATCGTAGCCGGCAACAAGCGCATCCCTGAGCTTGATGAGCGTGCGAGCGCCATCCTCATCTGTGACAAACATCGTGAACGTGACAAGGCAATGTTCGATGGTTGTGGTGTTTGTGTTCTCGGTATTGATAGCCGTGAAGCTATACAACACATATCGGCCACTGCTCGCCTTGCCCTCTGGTACTTCAAGCAGCCACAGGCCGTCAGTAGCGATACTACGCGCTGCAGCACATGCGTCGTTCTTCCACCAGGCATACAAAGCTTTTGCCAGTTCTTCCATCGTGTTCTCATTTCATTGGGCGGCTCAATATCGCCCGAATCTGTCCCCGCATCTTGTGTAGCATCGGCCTCAAGAATGGACGTGGAAACATCTTCCGCGTGCCGAACTCAAGCCACATTGCATATCCAACTGATTCCTTATTCCCTACTCCCGTACCAACGCGACGCACAAGCGGGTCACCAGTCGGCTTTTCGTAACCCACATTTCGTTTCAGATGTCCCGTGTCTACGTTTGGCGGCCCCCAAGCCGTTGACCGATTAGCTCCCCGCTGTGCTTTTGTCGCGCCTGATTTTCCTCCTGAGACTCCACTACTTCCAAAAGACCCTACAACTGCATCGGCAAGCGTGATCGCTGCAATATTGAGATTGCGCTGAACGTGCGCTTGCAGCTTCGCCTTGAACGCTTCAGGATACCAGTTGACTTTCATTCCCGCCATAACCCACTCCTATGTCAAGAGTTGCAAGAGTAGCTCATAGTGATGGACCTCCGAGGCGTCCTGCATCGCCATAACGCCAGTGATCTCGTATGTCGTGCCACTATGGACCAGCCGCATCTTTGCCTCAACATCCTCATAAAGAGCTTCAATGTATCCCCGGTGCGATTCGTCGCCTCCCATGCGGCCCGCTATCACTCGTTCCGCTATGCTCAGCGGCTCGATCCTGAACGGGATATCTGAATACTTCGCAGCCCATGTCCGCTTCGGATCTCCGATATCACCACCTTTTATTGTGGGCGTCTGCACCGTGCAAGTGTCATTGAGTAGGCTACCGTAGCTCATATCAGCTTCATGCTCCTGTGTGGCAGCAGGGCTGCTGAGTGATCCATGATTGCGGCGTTGATGATTGCGCGGGAACCGGCACCCAGAGCATAGCTATAATTGCCAATCTTCTCACTCTGCATGGCCCCGAGCTTCTGCTTTGACGCATCGAGTACGCTCTTGGTGATCGTGTTGCAGATCAGCTCAAGGTCGTCCGGCACGTTGCCGGCCGTGGTTTCGCTCACCGTGCCCACTGGTAGCGTGTAGCCCGCCTGATACCAGGCAAATATATTACTACGCCCGCAGGGGAATGTACTGAACCCTCCAAGGCGCTCAATGCTCTGGGTCGAGTTCTCCACGAGCTTGACGCCATCCGTCAAGTCAGCGATCTCAAGATCCGCCGCATCCGGATCCAGGCACTGCACGGCGTCCATAGGCCGCAGGAGTACGGTGGGCTCGCTACCCTTGCCCGTTGCGACTGTAAGAGTCCAGTCAGACGCTACAGCCGCAGCAAGGGCCGTCATGGTCTTTGAGGCACTGAAAGCTATTGCCGTGGCGTGTGTGGGAACCCCGTTGGTCCCGATATAGTCCTGATACAGCGAGGAGTCCCGGATACTCGCCGTGGCCCACTTACCCCCGGTGTACTTGATTGTGCCCACGCCGACAGTGCCAAGTGCCATGCCATACAGCCTTGCAATCGGGAACTGAGGCAGGAGTAGGCTACCAGTGCCACTACCATCGAGCCAGTCGTAGTACGTGGTAAGCTCCCAGACGCGGCCACAGTGGGCAGAGAGTGCGTCTGATACCTGGTCAATCAGCCTTGTATAGAGCGCGTCGTTTGTGGTCGTCGCTACTGTCGCGCCTATGAATTGCTTGAACAGGTAAGGAGTTGAGAGGTTTTTTGCCATTCTGCTTCGTCCTTTCCGCAGCCACTACCATCTTATGACATGGCGGCCCTGTCAGCATGGCTCAGTCCTCAACAACTGTGATGCGTGCGTTCAGAGATGCGCCCACCGCATGACCATAGATTGCATTCGTTGTGTGCATTCGGTACGCACTAACCTCGGCTGATTTCAGCGTGATGATCGGATAGAAGTTCGTCGCTCCGATCGATATTGGCCCGAACTCGATATAGTGCGACTCATTCGTCCACAGAGCCCGAATCATTGCCACGCCATACGTGCCGACGCCACTCGCAATAGTCACAAGGCTTGTCGCTCCAACCGTGAACCCCTGGACGATATCTGAGATGCTATCTCCGGCCATGTTGATCTGAGATGCTCCGGGTTTCATCTCGACTTCAAGCTCGCCATTGTTCACGTCAAGCTCAATCGCCAAGCTGATCGCGTTTGTCGCGGTTGCGCCATGAACAGAGAAAGTCGCTATGCAGAGCACGGCGACGATAGCTCCGAGAGTTCGCAGCCTCATGATTATCCCCGATACCTGACGTGCTCTTTCTGATGACCCGAACGACGAGCGACAATATCACCCCGGCTCATAACAACTTGCTCTTTCTCGACCGGTTTCTCTTCGGCTTCCTTCTCTTCGGGCTTCGCTTTTTTGTCTTTTGCCATGATCTGATTCTCCTGTTAGCGATGATAAATGATGAGCTGTCCAGTGCCTGCGCCAACTGGTGCATAGTTGGTCACAAGCAGCGTTATAGTCCCCGCCGAGGCAATGGGCAGATTCGTCCACGCTTCCCAGATGTGCAAGTCTGTGCTACTCAACGCAGCCCCTGCACCGCTCAGTAAGTCTATTGTGTCGGCGTCGTATAGATACAAATTATAGAGATTTGTTTCTCCACCTGGAATGACGATTCGATATATCTCGCCATTGATTGTATCGATGGTGCCTGCTATAGCACCGTTCGTTTCCATAGTCCAATCCCACACGCTGCGCTTCATCGAGCCGAACGTAACGGACTCTGCATAGTTGTTGGTGACGCTACCGGCTAGCGCAACACCTACAATCAGGGCTATCGTAGCAAGCACCATCAGCAAGGTTATTCGAGAGTTTTGCATACCGTCTCCTCCCGCTGCGTTGCTTATGGGTCGGTGGTTTCGCCAATATACAGCCCATCAACATAGGTTATGATCTGCGTGAAGGTTGCGGCTATATACAGGTTCGTCACAACAACGGTCTTGCCCGTAGAAACTCCCGAGTTGGCGGTATACGCACCCCCGTCAATCGTAGTTCCAGTAAGCGTTGTGGCATCTAGCGTTACAGTTGTCACAGTGCCGCTGCACGTAACCGTCGCAAACACGCCCGTCGATGCGCCCATGATATCAATATCGCTATACAGCAAGCGACCCTTAGCGTCCGGCTGCGACCATGAGAACGAAGTCTCCCCGGCGATTGCTGATCCTGCCAGCGCGCAGACGATCAGAACTGCGATTGCTATTGCAAGTTTCCTCATATCAACCTCCTTGCGGGATGAGGCAGGGCATTGAACCCCACCTCATCGCCGATGTGTACTTAATCAGTAATCGCAGAGACCGACGGAGTGCCGCCCATGTAACGTCCAGCAGAGAGTATGTAGATTCCGCCAAACTGCTGCTGTGACGAACCGGTCACATCAACCCTGACACAGTCGAAGCTGTTGGCTGTATCCAGATCCTCCGCCTCGATGTCAATCACAGTAATCCACTGATTGCCACCGCCGGCCGCATTCGTGATCGAGCTTGCCGGGGTATAGAGCACGAACGCATCGCTAACGACTGTGTTCGTGTTGACATACGCCCGCGAGAACGCCAACGCCTTTTCTCCGGTCCCGGCAACTGCCGTCGCCTGTTTGACCGTTACCACTGCACCAGTGGTTGCGCTGCCGATGTTTGTGCCCGTAATCATAATGGTGCAATGCGCCCAATTCTTCAGGGACACATAATCTTCGCCACCAGCGACATCCGTACCGTATGACGTAGCTTCGACGATATGCCGCTGTTCCAGGAAGTCCCTGCCGCCTGCAATGGCAACGCCCGCAAACAGCACCAACGTCAGAGCTACCAGTGCCCCGCTGTATTTCTTTATTCGGTTCTTCATTCTACTTTCCTCCCGTTATGTGCTGTTGCGTTTATGCGCGTGCTGCGAGTGTGACAACCGGCGATACCTTCGTCGTGCCGTTCTGCCGCGTGAATGACGACCTCCAGCGAGGCTGCCCGTCCGAGTAACTTATGATCCTGAAGGCGGTTTGCCCGTAATCATACTTCAGATGGATGCTTGAGCTGATCTCAGGTCCCTGCCTGTCGTCAGCGATCAGGTACTGTGACAGATCGGTGAGGATTATGTCGCCAGCAGTGCCAACAGCCTGTGTATGTTCAGTGTCAACAAGCGGCATTCCGTAGAGCACCTTCGTCGGGGTCGTTCCCATGAACTGCACCAGACCTGCGGCAGAGCCGCCGGTTCCGACTGTGCGCTTGAGGTCAGCCAGCGAGGGCCACAACTGTGGATGGTTGTAAATCCAGATGGTCGACGCCATCTTTTCCATCCTGAGCTGCGCATACATCTTGTCGATGTTCTTCGCAACGATTGGACCGTTTGCGAGCGTCTGCCCGGACTCGATTGCGATGCTCACAATGCCCGGAGCCTTCAGCAAGCCGAGAGGCATGCCTGCGCCAGTACCATTGATGAAGCCGTCGTCTTCCTTCCAGGCCATTGCTTCAGCCATCTTCGGAAGTACGAATGAGCCTACGCTGATCGGGCTGAATCGCATGATCTTGTGCGACGCGAATCCCATCGCGGTCAGTGCGTTCAGGTTCAGTGCGATCTCCTCGAAGACTGCCTTCGTCGCGGTGTACTGAACATTCTCGCCTTTCCAGTAAGCGAGGATGCCGCCATATACGAGGTTGCCGCTGTGGTCGTAATTCTTGAGCTGCGGCAGTTCGATACGGTCCGAACCGATTTGCATCTTCGTGGCGCGTGGCCTGACAACCGCCGCTTCGAGCTTCGCATCGAGAAGCATGAGGCTGAACTCAGGTGGAACAAGAAAGCCGCCTTCGCTGTCCGCTCCGATCGTGAGCCCGTCGCCCGCGTCTTTGTCAATCAGCTTGTCTGCGATAGCCTTGCTGATGACGGCCCGTGAGCGTTCGAGTGATTTCGTCAGGCGCTCAGGACGACTCCCGTCGCCGGAGCTGGCCGCGTAGACATCCTTTGCAAAATTGCCGAGTCCGCGTGTCTTCGCTTCTATAGGCAATTCGTGTGCGTCTTTCGCTGTGCCGTTAAAACCAGGCATATAACCCGCGAACGGGTCGTCGTCTGATTTGTCCTTCACGAACTCAACGCGCAGCCTCTCCTCGGTGCTCTTCATGGCATCGGCGACGGCCTTGCTCACCATCTCTTGAGTGACGGATTGTTTCGTGTCCGGCTTTTCCGGGGCAGCGTGTTCCGCAGTCTTCTCAAATATCAACTTGGCTGCGAGATCCTTGTCCTTCTCTTCGAGTTCAATGACATCGAGTGCCTTAAACTCTTTTCCGGAAGGATCTTTCCAGTCTACCAGAAGTTTCAGCCTTATCATTGCCAGCCTCCCTACGTTTAGCAGCGTTGCGCTGCATTCACCTTGGGGCATGCGCCTTCAGGTAACGTAGTCTGCTGGCTCACAGCTTTGACGACGTACCGCCGGAAATGCCGACGTTTCTTACTTCACACGCGGAACCTATACTTTTCCGCGCAGTTTGTCAATCTCCTTTTTCACATCATTTGCGATTTGTTCTTGTATTGAGATCTCGGGTTCCGGGTCAACATGACCAACAAGCGTGATCTTCGGTCGGTATGCAGCCGCATGAGGTATGCGCGTAATGCTGGCAGGCTGCGACTCTGCCGGCTTCGGCGCAGGCTTGCCCTTGCCGTTCAGATGCTCTTTCAGGAACGCCAGCAGCTCTTCAGGGTTGGTGGTTTTCCGCATTTCCTTGACGAACTCAGCCCAATCTGTAGGCATCTCATCGTCCTTCTCGGGCTCCGGCTCTCTCAGGCCCTTGCGGATGATGCCAGCCTCTTCTGCCGTGATCTTCTCGTCCTCAAGCGCCTTGCTGATCTGGCTCGCGTAGACATTGGATGGCATCGGAGTCACGCTCGCTTCTATCAGAACGGACTTGCGGTGAATGCCCCGGAGCTGCTTGCGGTCCGGATTCGACTTGAACTCAGGCCATTCGGTAGACATGCGAGCAGTCTCTGCTTTGCCCACTTCGCTGCCGGCCTTGATGAAGTCAACGGGAATGAAGCCAACCGAGAATTTGAGTGGCATGAACTTCGAGAGCAGGAAGTAATCGACCTCACCATCGACGGGAGGAGCAAAGACTATCTTCGCCCTGAGTCCGATATCGTCCTTGCGGAGATTCTCCCCCTTGCCAACTTGCGGCTTGCGGTAGTCGTGACCCTGCAGGATCACCGGATTCAGCTTGAACTGTGACAGGTCGATGCCCTTCGGCACCACAACCTCCATATCCCGGTCGATGTGGCGCGTTGACAGATATGCCGTGATGCTGCGCTCATCTGCGTTGATATCCTTGACCTCGCTCTTGCACTCGACGCGCCGAACTTCAGCGGTCTTGATGTCCACTCCCATTTCGGTCAGGTTCGCTGTGATGCTCTCGGCGAGCTCTTTGCTCATACTTGGCAGCATGTGGTACAGGCTCAGTATTTTTTTCATTCTATCCCCTCCAGGTGTTTGATTTCGTCCAGCATTGGTAGAAAGTTGTCCTTCATGACGTTGCGGATATCGTATTGCTCGACGCAGTCGGATATGGCCCGTCTCGACTCGTGAGCGCCGTTCTGCAAACATACGGCCTCAAGCGCGCCGGCTACACGCTCAACATCAACAAGCATCTGTTCTGATCCGCTGCGTGTCATGCGAAGCTCTCCGCAGCATCGAATACCAGTGCGATTGACTTCCCGCATGGCACCGAAGTCCGGGGCGATAACGGGCGTGCCGCACGCCTGAGCCTCTACAATCGGCAACCCGAAGCCCTCACCTTTGGCTGTGTGCAGGAGCACGTCTGCGGCGTTGTAGATCAGGGCTAAGTGTTCACTGCCTATCAGCCCCGTTGCGTATTCGTACTGCGGCGCAAAGACGATGTTCTTGCAGCCGTAGAGGTTCTTGACCCTCCAGAGATCCTCACCGTGCCACATCTTTCCGGCGGCTTCGGCGTGGACGTAGAGCAGCGCGTCAGGATAGAGCTTCTCGAATTGAGCCCATGACTTGAAAGCTGAGGCGAAGTTCTTACGGCTCGGGTTGCTATGGTTCGCGCTATTCATCACGACAAAGAACCGCTCGCCGATTGGCACACCGACGATCTTGCTTGCCTCTGCCCTGACATCGCCATCAAGCGGCTTGTAGATGCTCCGGTCTATCGCTAGCGGCACGTAGAACGGATCGAAGCCGGCCGCCCTTAGTTGTTCCTCGCCGTCGCGCGTACATGCTATCGGCCGGCGGCAGGCTTTGAGGCATTCCAGGTTCTCCCAAGTGATAGGCTTGCTGTCGATCATAACCCACGGATACCATGCGAACTTGTCGAAGATCGTCGGCTCACAGGTAAAGGCGTCACACATCGAGATCACGACATCGGGCTCATAGTGCGCGTAGTTCACTGCGGCGTAGTCATTGCCCATCATGTCCCATTTCGAGCCGCTGGCGAAATTCATAATCCCGTCGGAATCAACGCCGGTCTGGTACTGGTCGAGCCGTGAGTTGATCGCTATCTCGTGGCCGGCGTCCCGGATACGGGGCGTGAACAGTTTGGTCTGTGCGCCGTAGCCGGTCTTGATCGAGCCCTTTACGCCATGCCATAGGATTCTCACTGAGCAACCTCCGCCGCCTGGTACGCCATATTGCCGCACGTTGAATGCAGTGCCCCGGCATGCTCGGCCTCATCTATGGCCCCAAGCTGATATCCGTCATGTCTCATCTCTTTGTTGACGTGGTGGTCGAGGACCGGGGATAGCTCGTTGTTCTGATACACCGTCCGCATCCGTCGCCATGCAAGGCGAGTCATAGCCCAATTCGCACCCGGTATCGTGTCCCTCATACGGACGTGGACTCCGTTGATATCTTCCTCGCTGCGGATCTTGTTCCATGCGAAGTCGGGCTCTACGTTCAGGGTCAGGTGCGAGATGCGATTCTTCTCTGAGACCGCGAGCACCTTCGTCAGCGATTCATACCACGTCGGCCGGTACACGTAATCATCTGCCGTCAACAGAAAGGCGCCTACCATGCCGCCAGCCAACGCGTAGTCGATACCACGCCTGAATGTCTCGAATAGGCAAGGGCTCTTCGGCTCGACTATGAGCCGGTCGATCCATCCCGCCTTGCAGTAGCTCAGGCCCATTTCAATACAACTTTCGGATTCGGCAGACCCATCCTTGAGCGCAAAGACAAAGCTCTCGTAATCGCCCTCTACTGTGCAGAGGCTGTCGATACACCGCTTAAGCATTGCGGGCCTTGCATGTGTGACCATTATAACGGCAAGTTTCATGTTAGAACTCTATAAGGCGAGGGCGGATCGTACACCGGCAGCCAGGATGTAAATCTGCAACCTCAATGTCTTCGTAGTCGTGTTTCAAGCTGATCTCGCGGCCCTCAAACTCAACGGTCTGCGTATCGCCCTGTTTGATGAACGGCGTGCCAAGCACGGCCACTTGACCATGCATCTCAAGGCAGAAGGGGCATGCGTCAGGATTCGCGTCCCATACCTTCTCCCCGACTACGCCGGATTCCATCCACTGCATCTCTGTACCGGACTGCAGGGCTTTCGATGATTCATATCGCGCAACCCGCTCAGCCCTCCACTTCTCCCAGCCCGTGAAGACGCCCTGTATCCGCTCCGTAAGCTCCGGTATGCTTTCGCCTGCGCCAAGGCCAATCGAAAGCTGTTGCCGCAGTGCGCGTTCGCTTGACGGACCGATAGATCGCGCAAACTTGTAGTTAGCTGTGCGGATTGCCTGTTGCACCGTGGGTCTGTCGATGAAGTCTGCCATCTGTATGCCGATTGTCCGGGCACCACGCTTGGCTCCGATAATGACCTGTTCTCGGAAGGCTCCCTGCGTCAACTGGAATATCTCCTGTGCCCACTCCTCGCTTGCTACCCATGCGAAGTCGGCGGCCGATCCGCGCGCCACTTCCGGCAGAGCTAGCGTCATTTGAGCAGCCCAGACATTTCTAAGAGCTTGCATATATGTCTGTTCCTGTGCGCTCATATATGCAGAGTTCGCCCCACCACTGAGCGCCACGTCAGTGCCGCCATCCGCCTTGATAGTCAGAGTATGTACCGCCGAGGAGTCGCCTTTGCGCGATGCCCCAGTCCGGCCTCGGATTGCGCGGTCGTTGGCAGTATGGCTTAAGGCCATTGATTGTATGCCTGGTGCGCTGTTGTTGCCGGACAACGCTGGCGGAGTCCCCAGCGGTATGAGATTCGCCTGAACATAGCCGATATCGCCATTCTCTACGGGCTCTCTGCCCATTTCTTCGAGTGCTCGATTCAGCGGTAGGCCGTGCTTCAGTTGCAATTCCAGGTCGGCACGGAGCGAGGTCATGTCCTCTTTGACGATAGGATCGAAGGCTAGGAATAGCCGCTGGTCGGTGTCGCCCGTGAACATCGGTATAAACTTCTCGTTCAGCTTCTGCTCGACGCGCATAAAGTTCGACGTGACTTCCCACTTCTCCCACAGATAGATTGCGCCCTGGATATTCGCGGTATTCGCGTTCTTATCGTACAGGGCTTCGTTCTGCCCGTATGCATTGATGATCTCACCCTTCCGCCATGCTCTGCCGTTGAGGAATGCTAGCTCGCGGGGCGGCAGGCTCAACGGGCTCACGTCCACATCACCGTCGGCCACGAATGTCGAACCGGCCTTGACCGGACCCCGCAGCGCGTTGTTCCACTCCCGGAGCAGGTCGCGGCGTTGCTTCGGTTGCAGAATACCTTTGTACTTGAGAAGGAGCGACGGAATGCCGAGATTGTCCGTCATGCCCTTGTCGAATAGTTCCATGCTCTTATAGCCGGTGATCGCCCAGTACGCGCCCTCGACGCGACTGTAGCCATACCAGAGATCCGTCATGCTCGGCAGCTTGAAGTGGATGACCTCATCGGGCAGGAACTTCTTCTGATTCATCTGTGACGTGCCGTAGAGATAGCCCTTGATGTATTCTTTCTTGTCGGGGACGATCTTCACGTACTGACTCGGCAGCGTCCAGATGTCATTCGGCACTCCAAGTGCATTCTTGCCGATGTACCAGTAGGCGTCGCCGGCGTTATCGAGGAAGAGCGAGAGCTTCTCGAATGTCTCAAAGCTGTTCTCGTGCGCGTTGATATTGTGCAGCACGTCGAGGATCTGGTGCTCTTCGATCTCCTCAATCTCGTGGGCCGCCTTGATCCGGGCGTTAGTTGGGAACTTCTTGACGAGATACTCGCGCTCGGTCTTGCTGACTACTCGCGCCTTGCGATTCGCTCGCTCCTGGCCGACTGCTCTTGTGGCGTATAGCCTGAGCGTGCCGCGTGCGAGTGCCTTCGCGTTCATGCTAGAGCAGACGTAGACCCATGACTTGAACTCCTCGACGAGTGCCTGCTTGGAGAAGTCGGGCTTCTTGCCCTGCCCTGTAACGATATCGAACGGGGACAAGTTGCCTTCGAGGACTTGCTGAACGGCCTTGTAGTGATCCGCCTTTGCGTTCCACGCATTGGTCAAATCCTGAAGGGTCCGGAAAAGGCTCATAGTGTGCTCCTGTTCTGAGAGCTACGTCTATGGCTTGGGGGCCGCGCATCCGTGACGTGAATCGTCTTGGTCAAAGTCGCCGCCATGCCGTTGGGTCGTCCATGATCCGGGCGTCACGGTCGGCTTCTGTTTCGCCCGTATCCTCTATCTCTGGGAAGCGATTGTCAAGTATATCTTTGCGTGCATCGATCTTTTTCTTGAGGGCGGCCTTGAACTTGTCGAGGGCGGTGGGGGGCTTGTCGGTCATCCTTGCTCCTGTGGCGTGTGCGGAGTTGGTGCACCCTTGACTGCCTGAGTGCTGACGGCTTCCATTGTATTCCTGAGCCCGCAGTCTGGGTTGAAGGCGAAGATACAGGGCTTGCCACCACACTTCTTGATCGATGATCTGACATTGTCTATGGCCTCTTGCAACTTCGACTTGCCGTAGCGGGGCTCCATTGGGTTCTCGGTATGCTGAACGAACTTGATTGCCTCGTCGTATCCGGGATAAACTTCCTCTTCCAACCCCTGCGCCATAAGGCTCTGCCAGTGTGCCTCACATGCGGCCTTGGCTTCGGCTTTGGTGGCCGTGTGCGTAGATTCAATAATGTGGCCGTCGCGGGTAAGATACCACCCCCAATCTCTCCCGCAATCACAGAAGATTGCATAGCACAGTCCCATGCCCGCGCATGCACGCCGTAGCGTCTTCTCCCACACCAGCGGCTTGATCCTGTAGAGCTTGTCGGTCATATCATCCCCCCACCATCCTTTGGTTCTGGTTTATCTTCCTGTGCGTCTTCTTCTACGGGAACACCCTTGAGTGCCTTGGCCAGGTCCATGGATTCCTCTGCGAGCTTTGGCGGCTCCGGCGGCGGGTCTTTGCTCTTAGTGACGGCGTGTGCGTCAAGGGATGCCCGGAGTACCCTGCTGAGCGAGTCGGCTTCGCTGTGGGTGTTGGGCGTGGCTTTGGGGCTGGTCAGGAACTTGTTGATGTGGTATGTGCCGAGCATGGCGTTGGCTTGGGACAGCGCGGCGATGATGGGCTGTGCGCGACCCGCGATTGCGGCCCATGCTTCCGGGTATTGTGTCTTGATCTCGTGGACTCTTTGCTGGTTCACGCCGATTGTCTTTGCAACGCTGGCCTCAGACATCACGGCGCAGAGCATCAGCGCGTAGATGTTGCGGTCCGACATGGTTTCGGGGAAGACGGGGATTGTGGCGCGCAGGACGTGCAGGGCTTCGGTGCTAAGCGGGGGCGGCAGAGCCTTGGGGTCCGGGTTTGCATTGGCCGGAATGCTGGCGTGCTTCTTGCGTGGCTTAAGGCTGTCCAGTGGTGAGTCCGTGCGTTTCTTTGACATGCTCGTGTTTATAT